CGAGAGGCTCTACAAGCTAACACCACCGCAAGCAACAACACTGCTGTTGGGTATCAAGCTGGGTATAGTAATACTACGGGTATTGAAAACACAGCGGTTGGGTATGTTTCAATGTACTCAAATACTACAGGTAATTACAATACCGCATATGGAAGATCATCTTTGCCTGTAAATCAGACAGGTTCTAATAACGTGGCTGTTGGTTGGGGAAGTTTAAACTTCACAACTTCAAGCGACAACACAGCGGTTGGCTATCAAGCAGGATATTCTCGTACTGGATCGGGTAACACTTGTGTAGGCAACTACTCAGGTCGTGATGGTACTTCAGGCACAGACAACACATTTGTTGGTCGTAATTCAGGTTACACAATTTCGAGTGGCTCAAAAAATACAATTATAGGTATGTACAACGGCAACCAAGGCGGCTTGGACATCCGCACCTCAAGCAACCATGTTATTCTTGCTGATGGGGATGGAGACCGCCGTTTTCACGCTGCGGAAAAGGGAACTAACATCTATGCCCGTAAGGAAAACCGTGCTGGAGGGTGGAGTTTTGGAGCAAATATTGTAGCGGGAACGGGGACTGTTACGATTACTTTAGCTAAAGTTCCCACAAGAACAGGCAACGACGAAGTTATGTTTATGGTGGATTGCATTTCTGTAAATGCTGTATCTGGGGCTTCGGGTAGTTTTTTAAACGGATTGGCTAGGATAGACACTCACGGCGGCAGCGAAAGTTTAGTGCAGCCCACTAAAACTCAGTGCGGTGGCAATCCGGGGACTGTTACGCTGCAATGGGACAAAACATCAAACCCTTATTTGCTCCAAGCTGTTTGTGTCAGAGCTTCTAATTATCAACAGTTCATGTTTCAAACATCATTTGTCGCTTATGACGTGAATGTGCAAGTTGAGCATGGCGCAGACTTGGAGACAGGATAAAATGGCACATACAATAACAATAACATCTCTTAGAACAGAGACGGTAAATGGCATGGACGATGTTGTCGTAAGTGTTCACTACGATCTAACAACTACAAACAGCTGGGGCGAATCCATAACTGAAAATTACCCTTGCTTGCTGCTTAATCTGCAATCTCAAACAGGAGAGGACATATCTTCTTCCATAGACGTTTCGGGTTTTATAAATTACGCAGACTTGTCTCAAGAAACTATAGTTGGTTGGGTGGAAAATACTGAAACTCAGTTACCAGCTTTGTTAAACGGCTTGTCTCAAACCCCAGTAAACACAACACCTGTAACTCCCGCTTTACCGTGGGCATCTTAATCGTATCACAGCCCTAGAAGGATAACTACAATGACTGACGCACCAACCACAGAAGAAATCGCACAGCACTACACAGCGATGGGCCACTCAGTTGACTTGATTAACGCAGGTCAACCAGAGGGCATGGAAGATGCTGATTGGGCTGACACAGTGTCACGCAATGTTGAGCATCTAACACTCATGGTAGCTAAAGACTTCTGGACTACAGAAGACATGACTGCTGCTAATGCTGCGATTGCTGCTTAAACAATGGCAATAACCTAAGATAAAGTTAAGTGAGGTAAGATGACGTACAAACTAGGTAAACGTAGCCTACAAAGGCTATCAGGTGTAAACCCTGACATGGTACAAGTTATGAAACGTGCCATTGAGATTACTTCAAGGGACTTCACGATCATCGAAGGTATTCGGTCTGAGGTTCGTCAACGTGAGCTAGTTAAAGCTGGCAAGTCACAAACGATGAAGTCACGACACCTAACGGGGGATGCTATTGACTTAGTACCTTACCCTGTGTCGTGGGAGTGGGAAGACTTCTACCCCGTAGCTGATGCAGTTATTCAAGCCTGTAAGGACGAAGACATAGCCTTGCGCTGGGGAGGTAATTGGCGTGTTAAAGACCTTCGTGAATGGGAAGGCACATCAGAAGAACTTGTGGCAGCTTACGATGGTAAGTTTTACGATCTACCACATTTTGAAATACCGAGGAAGTAGTTGTGGAAGATCAACCGTGGCATCTTAATAAATCAATCCCCCTAACCTTCATACTAGCCATTTTAGCTCAAACAGTAGCACTTGTCTGGTTTGTATCCTCACTAAACAGTTCGATTGACAGTAATACTAGAGACTTAATGCGCCACGAAGCTCGTATCAATACCTTAGAGATGGTGGTACAACAACAAGCTGTAACTATGGGTCGTATCGACGAGAATATAAAGTCTATCCGTCTTATGATGGAGAGGTCAAGAAAGGAGCAGTAGAACAAATGGTTGACCCCCTCACAGCTTTTGCAGCTATCAAAGGTGGTATTGCTGCGGGTAAACAACTACACTCTATGACTAAGGATATTGCCTCGTTCTTTGATGCTGTAGACGGTGCTAAGGCTGACCACAGTAAGAAAAAGTCATCTATCTTTGCTAGTGCCAACGAAGAGGCTATGGACACTTTTATGAAGCGTCAACAAGCTATGGATGCAGAGGAACAACTAAAAGAGCTAATTACACAGACTAGAGGGTATAGTCAGTATCAAGAACTTCTAAATCTCAGGAGAGAAATAAGGCTAGAGCGTAAGGAAGCTGCTAGGATTGCTTTGCTAGAGGCAGAAGAGAGAAAAGAGATGATTTTATCAATAATACTTATTATATCTTTTATACTTTTCTTAATTGGTTCTGGTGGCGCTTACATGTGGTATCTTGGTTGGATAGATTTAGGAGACTTGTTTTAATGGCAGTAACAATGGAAAGACTTCTGGCTTGGAAGATCATGCCCAGACTTATGATGTTGGTGATGAGTATAATGTACATCCGTGTGATTGAATGGGGAATGAGCCTTGACGACTTGAGTACCCAACAGAGTGCTATGATTAGTGTCGTTAGTGGTGCTATGACGGGTACAATAGCCGTTTGGCTGGGGAGTGAAAAGAAATGATGAGTATTATAACAAGCCTAGCTGGACTAGCTACAAGTGTTATCGACAGTAAGACACAAGTTAAGTTGACTGAGGCTGAAATAAAGAAGAAGCAACTGACTGGTGAGATCGACTGGGACATTGAGGCTATACGAGCTACCCAGAATAGTTGGAAAGATGAGTGGATAACTCTACTGTTCAGTATTCCCCTGATACTAGCCTTCTGTGGTGATTGGGGTAATGATATTGTACAAGCAGGGTTTGCAGCACTTGAGACTATGCCAAAGTGGTATCAGTATTCCCTCGGAGGGATCGTGAGTGCCAGCATAGGCATGAGATCAATATCGAAGTTCTTCGGTAAGTAATACTACAATAAAACACAAAGAAGCCGTAGGTATCCACTCAAGGACGCCTACGGCTTTTCTGATTCTAATGGTTAGTCTTTTCTCTCTAGTGCCTCTGATCTATGTATTACATTAGCTAGACCCTCGTATAGTGTCTCTACGTCTTTACTCATCTGACCTAACTGATAAGCACAGTAGGCACCGACAAAGATGTTAGCTATAAGGATTGCTTCAAACAGTGTCATTTGCTTTCCTCTAGCTCTGCTAAACGGTCAAGATACCAAGTAGCTTTCTTGAGGTCTTCTAGTCCGTTCTTATACCGCCAACGGTGGAGATACTTGGCTATATTCCCTCGGAGGTATCCTATGTATTCTTCTGGTGTCAGGAAGTCTTCTATGTACTCAATACACTCAATCTTACCAGAGCCGTAGTGCGGTGGGTTGTTTACATTATCTACTTCGTCGTACTCATGTTGCTTAATCATATCAGGCTTTCTATCTGCATGTACTAGGTTTTCCATATTCCATTTAGCCACTATAACTTCTCCTTTACAAATGCCTTGACCCACATGGCTGTGATGTCAGACCTTACGATGTCATCGACAGTAAACTCAATAATGTTCACAGGCAACATATGCTTCTTAGCGATATGAATAACCTTCGTCAGACCATCCGCTTCTTTAAGATCACTCTGTTGAGCATCCCCGTTTAGTACAATCGTAGTTCCTTCACCCACCCTTGTCAGCAGCATCTTAAGTTCATGCAGGGTGATGTTCTGTGTTTCATCGACAATAATAAAGGCGTTCTCAAAGCTACGTCCGCGCATCAATGCCATAGGTGCAACTTCGATGTTACCATTCTTAACGCCTGTTTCCACTGCACCCTTACCCAAGTGCTTTTCTAGCACGTCTAGCACTGGCAATGCCCAAGGCATAGTCTTCTCGTGCAAGTCACCCTTGAGGAACCCTAGCTCCCTTCCTACAGCTACGTGAGGACGTGTGATAACGATCTTGTCTACCTTCTTAGCTGTGTATAGATCAGCAGCGTAGGTCGCTGTTACATACGTCTTACCAGTACCTGCTGGACCTAAGATGAATACCTGCTGACTTTCCTTTAGGGCTTTGATTAGCTCACCCTGCATGACAGTCTTTGGTACTAACCCAGAGGTCTTCTTCTTAGCTGCGCCCTTGTACGTAGTCTCACGTTTAGTCTTCTTGGGCTGTTGTTGTACCAACTTAATATTCCTTCTTGTTATTGATGAAACCCATCAAGGTCTCAAGCTCTCGGAAGCCACCAATATGGTTGCCATCATGAGCAAAGATTTGAGGTACGGTCTTGATGTTAGCCTCTTTCATAAGAGACAGAACCCACTTGTTTGGAGGGGACTCTACGTTGAAGACTACATAGTTGATCTTATCTAAGTCCATAATAGCCTTAGCTTTGTCACAATACTTACAGTTGTTACGGGTAATGATAGTATACATAGTCTCTCCTTGGGTTAAGTGAGCAGTTTAAACACATGCTCAGGTAGTCGGGGTTACACCAAGTCAACAATCTCACAGCTATCCCCAGAACAAGCTAATGTCTGACTTCCTGCTGTGTTGTCTTCTACTTCATAGTCCGATAGTTTACCCCAGTCAATAGCCTTTGGCATAACTGACAGTAGCATCTCATACTCTGATCTACCTACGTCTTGATAGGGTGCCTGTTGATATGTGTGTTCGCTGAACGGTAAGAACGACACACCAGACATTTCATCAAAGTATTTGTAGACGTATGCACCTACCTCTAACCACTCATCAGCCTTGACGTTAATTGTCACGGAGGGCTTATGTTCACACCAACTACGCTGGTAGGCCAACCACATATCCAACTGCTCAATAGCAGACATATCAGCCGTACAAGTTGCACCTGTGGGTGCTTTCATAGGGAAGCTGAATACTGTCGTCTGATCAGGCTTAAACACGTCAGGCTCATTAGGGATGCCTTGATCCTTCATAAACTGTGTCAGAGGGTCTTTATTGTCACCTCGGACGGTGCGGATATAGTAGGGACTGTGACGGGCGTGGATTCCACTGGCGCTGTCAACCAGCTGCGAAACGGTCCCGCTAGGCTTAACACAGCTGATAGCAGTAGCAACAGGGATACTGAGACGGTCAGCCCATTCCGCATTGGTAGCCACAGCAATCTTTTTAAGGTGGTCAAGTGTCTTCTCCAGTCCGTTGTTCTTGGTTGTCATTAACGGGTTGTCCATGATGCCTGTCATAGATACGCCCAGCAGTCGCTCTTCTTCTGTGTTCTTCTGCCATATCTTACGCAAGTATGGGAACTTGGTATGCGTAGACTGGATAGTGCCAAGGATCGTTGCAATACGAACCTTACGTTCTAGGGTCTCCAGAGTATCAGTAGCACGTACCACACACTCGGTTAGGTTGCAAAATTGGTACGGGCGCAAAATTATTTCGCTGCAAGGATTCGTCCCGAACTCGTAGTCTGGATCACGACGACCATTCTTAGCTGCCTGTACCTTAGATGCTTGGCGGTTAAAGATACCACGTTCACCTGATCCACTTTCTACTAGGGACATCCACTCCTTCATAAACGATAAGCTGTCTGGCTTTTCTGTATAGGACACAGAGTTGTTAGCCAATGCACGTTGTGGTTCGTTTTCCCACCATGCACCAGACTTAGCTGAACGCATACGATCATCAGATAGGTTAGACAAAGAGATCATAGCGGATCGACGTACACCTCCTACAACAACTACTTCACCAATCTTACACATGATGTCGTGACACTCAATAGACGACAGCTTACGACCTTTAGCATCTGCGAACTTACGGACGACAAAGTTAAACAAGTCGATAAGAGGTGCTGGACCTGATGCACGACCACCGAACGTCTTTAGCTTTGCACCAGCTGGTCGTACCTTAGATACGTCCCACTTCGGAACCTCACCACTGTACAGCAATGCAATGACCTGACGTAGAGCCTTAGCCCAACCTTCTTTGCTGTCCTTAACAACGATCGTTGTGTCACTGTTAAACATAGCGGCTGGTACTTCTGGTAGCTTACTGATGAACTGACGCTCTACAGAGAACCCTACGCCTGTACCACACAACAGGATGAACATAGCCTCGTCAAAGGACTTAACGTCATCTACAGGCATGTAGCTACAATTGTAACCTGCCGTATTGTCCCGATTAAATGCTGGACCTGCTGTCATCAATGCTCTCATAGAAGGCATGACCTCAAGGTTTAAGATGGCCTCTTCAATGTCGTTAATGTAGCTGTCTACCCCTGTGATTGGCTTTACTAGGTTATCCATGTAACGACCTACCGTCTCGCCCCATGTTTCACGACGACCTTCACGCTCTAGCCAACGTGCATAACGTGACTTGTGAATGAATGACTGGTAGTCTGTTGGTAGATAGTTGTTGCTCATTTTAATTCTCTTCCTCGGTTATCTTTATCTTCATCTAGCCAAACCAAACGGTCAATGTCTGATCTGCTCATACCAATGTCATTTAGCTCTCGGTCTGTCAACATGTTAAGTTGCTTGATCGCTCTACGGTGTTCCCGCCATGTAGCTAGGAAGTTTACGTATCTCCAAAACCATGTCATCGGTTATCTCCACTTCCTTGAATTACATCTCGTTTCTTACGGCTTTGCAACTTGTCTATGTTAAGACCCGCAATTTCGTCTAGGTTATAACCAATGTCATTACATATGTTAGCTAGATACCAGAGGACATCTCCCAGTTCTTTTGCTACCTCATGTCGATTAAACACCCCGTCACGAACTTGCTTCTTAACCTTCTCGGCAACCTCCCCAGATTCCCCACACAGACCCAAGGTCGGGTACAAAACCTTGTGCGTTGCAGGGTATATAGCGAAGCTAACCGCCTTGTTCTGATATTCTTTAAAGTCCACTATATAGTCCTACCATAAAACTCTGTTGCCCTTGTTGGATCAGCGTAAGCATCAAAACAATACCAAGAGCAGTTGTCTTTCCCTACGCTCTTGCTACCCTCTATCCACTTAACTCTGCCAACGCTTACTACTTTAGTACAATACGACATAAACCATGCCGACTGCTTTGTGTGCATCCAATCAGCATCAAACAATAACCAAGTTGGACATCTGTACATCCAGTGAGAAATCATCGGATGTAGTATCTTTCTATCCCAAGGTGGGTTTGTGATGCAATAGTCAACTACTCCCCTCCCTCCAAAATCCAGAGTAAGAGCATCAAAGGTAAATACATCAGGGTGTCGTGGATCAATGTCGCAAGCATATAAGCACTCCCCATGCCCTCCAGTCAATTCATCTATATGTTGTATCAACCTAGCATCACCCGCACATGGCTCTACGTAATCAAACGTGTAAGGCAAGTGCGGGATCAGTGGCTCAACAGCAGATATTGGTGTTGGGTAGTAATCACGTTCAACTCTTTCGAAGTTACTACGCTTTCCCATACATCCCCTTTAGTGTTGCCTGTGATATAAACTGTGGCTCATACATACCGTTAGATACCTCACGCTTAACAACTACTCCAGACCACCACTCTTTGTTGGCTTGCCCTGCCCATCCCTCTGCTGCACCCTTATAGCAGCCAGCGACAAGTCCGATAACACCGTTAGGGTGCGAAGCATCTTTAAACTTAAGGTCACGTTTATGGCTGTGGCCGCAAGTAGAGCTGTGGTGACGATGAGCCAGTAGCCCGTTAGCATGGTGCATACCAGACATAGCAGACCCAAAGTTGCCGCTACTAAAGAAGTGCGCGTAAGAGACGCCATCGTAGTCAGCAATCGCTGGTGCTGAGTTTTCATACTCATGGTATTCATCGAACCAGTGCTTTGTTTGAAGATGCCCGAAGGAAATCCCGTACTTGCTTCCCTCCAGTCGGGGGTCTGTCCTGATGGCTTTCTTGATGCGTTGCTCATGGTTTCCCTCAAATCCAAAATAGTTAGGCCGCTTGCGCTTATGATGTCTGAACTTCCATCGGATACGCTCCTGTGCGTCATTGTAGTGATTGATGTCAGCTTCATAGTTCTGGCTAACGATTGCCTCTGGGGAACGAGTGTCAAATGTATTTAATGACCGCATGTCAGCGCCATCCCCCAAGTCAACAACATAGTCAGGTTTGAGGTCATATAAGAACTCTCCCAACCAGTTGAAACGCTCATTGTCCACGGAAGGATCAACGTGAGCGCAACTAAAGACTACTACTGTTTTACTCATCTACTGCCTCCATTTCCATCAGGGCGACACTTACGTGGAACCCGATCTCTTCCAGCTGTTCTTTGTTTAGATTAAGTAGTTGTGTTAGTAAGCTATTCACTTCAACCATTCGTCTGGTATCCTTTTGTCTGCATAAATGAACCCGTGTTTGTCACACCAGTCACCATATGTTGATTTAGCACCCTTGTTCAGCTTTCCTCGACTGTTACTAAACACAAAGCGTATGTCTAACTTAGGGTGCTGCTCCTTTACTTTCAAGTGTTTCTTTCGATCAGCAGCTACAAACCGTCCTTTAGATTCAATTATGATGCCATTGGGCAATACGAAATCAGGCGTGTAACTCTTATTCTCGTTTAATATCCACCTAATCTTCATCTTTTCGTACTCGAAGGTTACTCCCCTTTTCTTAAGGTCAACAGATATGTCATCTTCAAGTCCTGATCGGTATCCGTTTCTTATTGCGTGTTGTCGTCGTTCACTGGTGGCTGCCATAACTGTCCCTCATATCTACGTAACCAAAGTAACCTAGCGTTCTCAATGATACGATCTGTATCACCGTCATAGGCTTTCACACAGGCTTCCCAGAGGTCATCCACTGACTTACAGTTCGCAAGTAGCTTCTCTGCTTTCTTAGGGCCAATTCCTCTCAGCCCCTTGATGTTGTCTGCTGCATCCCCTGTCAGTATCTGGGTGTAGAAGAACAGGTCTCCCTTCCACTCACTAACCTGTGTCCAGTCTTTCCTGTTAAAGTTAAAGTGCCAGCAGGGTATTTGTAGCATGTCTTTGTCGATTGATGCGACAACAGTATTAGGTCCGCACCGTGTAGCTTCTATTGCTATTAGGTCATCAGCTTCTTCTCCTTCACTTACGATTGCACCAAACTTCTTTACCATATATTCACGTACATGACGTAGGTGCTTAGGCTTGTCTGCTGCTTTCCTGTTTCCCTTGTAGGGATAACTCTTTGCTACCTCAAACCGAAAGTTGTTAGGCCCAGTCAGATACACCTCAAATTGGTCTGGCGTAACGAAGTCTAACGTAGCCTCAAGGACGAAGTCGAGGAGTACTTCTACTTTCTCTTCCGCGTCCTTGGGTAAATCGTCTTGAGTGGCAAAGGCTGCGCGATAGGCCAAAATATCGCCATCTACTAGAACCTTGCCTTTAGCCATTAGAAGCCGCCAAAGACCATAGAGCCATCGTCCTTCTCGAAGGCTACATCTTCTACGTAACCATAACCTCCCGCTCGTGCTGCGTCTGCAAAGGCTTGTCCTAGCCCGTAGAGGTCATCAATGTTACCTCGTACCACTGTTGTGCTACCATCGAACCCATCGTCTTTACTGTCTGCTGTAAATGTAATAGATACTTGCATTAGAACCCACCCTCATCATTGTCTGCTTCATACTTAAGGTGGTCGGTAACTAGAACCTTTTCCATAGTTGTAATCTTACCGTCCCACACATCGAACTTCACTGTAGCCTTTGAGCCATTACCAATGAGACCATCTGCATCCCAGTCCCAGTTGACATACTCTCCGTCAACCATCTTGAGAACCGCTGGAGCGCCTGTAACAACTCCCTGCTCTCCTGTCTCCTGATTTCGGAACTTAGGGTTAAAGTGAGGTCGTGTCGCCTTGTAGAAACCCTTACCTTCCTTACTGGTCTTAAACAGTTGCGCTTGTAGTCCCTTGTTTGGGATGCCGTCAGCAACCATCTTATTCTTTGTTTCATCGTCAATGACGCAGTTAACAACGTAGATGCCTTGCTTTGCATCAAAGTTATTTGCCATATCAGAACCGTCTCGTGGTCCCATGTCGCGGTCTTCTTCCCGCAACTTAGTCCACTCTAGTTCACACTCTACATAAACTTTCTTGCCCATTGAATTTCCTTTCAGTCGGGGTGTCGTACTATACTATATAGACCCAAATCGTATTCTCACAAGTAAATAAATAAAATATTTACCTAGTGAATATCTGCATATGTATTACCAAATTGTACGTCTGTTCCCAGAGGTACGTTTAGCTTTACCTTATCGTTTAACTTGATAGCTGCATCGTGCATAACCTTCTCTACTGCATCCTCATCTCCTTTCTTTACTAGGGCAATCACCTCATCGTGAAACTGCCCGACACACTTAATTCCGTTCTTACGACACAAGGCAACCCATGTATCAAAACAGAACACTCCAGTGCTTTGGTTAAGCGTACTGAAACGATCCTTCTCGCTCCGTAAACTGTGCCAAAATCCTGACACTGGGTTCTTGAGCCACATGCCCTCAAACAACTCCCTTGTCTTTGCTCCTGTAGCTACCTTCTCAATGGCCCAGTTACGTGACCAGAAGGCATCTAAGAGGGTCTGACTAGCCTTCTTACTCATGCCAGTACCTCGTGCAAGTGCTGCTGCTCCAATGCCATACGTGGCGCTGTAGTTAACAACCTTGTAGTTCTTACGTAACTCCTTAAGTGACCTCTCACCAGAGTTGTGCATGTCGATGTCACCCTGATTGATAAGACCTGCGTGTAGTGCTAAGTCTAAGTGAGGGTCAAACCCTTCCTTGCTCATAGCTTCTACATACTCAGGATCGTATGGCTTCATGTAGTGACGCTTTGTCGTATCCTCTAGTGATGTCATGTCAGCACCGCATAACACATAACCTTCTGGTGCAATCAGGCAACCTCGGATCACATCACCATAAGGCTTGTCTACGCTCGGTAGGTTCACCAGTGGCTTGAAGTGCTTGAAGCGGAACGTGTTAGTTAGTCCAGCGACACCAGCCTGTAGATAACCGTCTGTGTGGCCCTCTAAGAAGCTCTTTAGTATCCCTGCACGGTGAGTAAGAACAGTAAGGCCATCAAGCAGGTCAACAGCAGCATCATTAATAGAAAGTTGCCTAACGCTACTACATAAGTCAGAGCCTTTGCGTACTTGCTCAATCTGTCTCGTGTCTCCACTTTTCTTATCCCTTACGAACTTAAATGTACGTGGTTCCCAACCTAAAGACCGTAGCCAGTCCTTAACCTGATCGTTAGAGTTAGGGTTGCCACGTTCCTCACCTGTCTTAACCTTAAAGCCTATCGTCGTCACAGACTGCTTGTACTCCTTGCAGAGAGCCACCCACTTCTCACCGTGTGATGATAACTCTCCGTCTTTCTTGTGCATAACCTTTGGCTTTGTTGCCATACGTTCTAGGATACGCTTAGGCATAGCATCTGCGAGTTGCTCAACCTTCTCCTCTTTGAGACGGCTAATTTCGTCGTAGGCTGCTTGTGCCTTTGGTACGTCTAATTTCCACTGTAGCTCTTCCTGTTCCCTAGCGCAGTCTAGCTTGAACGTCAGGTAGTCAATTAGTCGATCTTTCTCTGTTGGGTCTTGGTACAGTTTGTTTAACTTAAGGTCTAAGTCTCGTAGTAGTCGCACGTTGATCTTAACGTCCTCGTCGCACCTGTGAGCGTATTCCTCTGGTGTTAGGTTGTTCCAGTCCTTAATCACTGGCTTAGGCACTCCGTACTCCTCTCCGTAGCCCTCAAGACCATGCTTCATACGTCCGTGGTTGATGTACCAGCTTAGTGCCAGTGTATCAATCATACGTGATTCAATCTTAATGCCTAGTATCATTTCCACTGCTGGGGCATCAAAGCGAACTAGATTATGTCCCGCAAGAGTTTTACGTGTGGCAAAGAACTCACGCATTTCGTCGTAGTCATGCGTGTGATGAGTAGCCTTTCCGTCATCAGAGTAGCTCAAGACATGAATCTTGGTCATCTCATTTAAAAGACCATCTGTTTCAATGTCGAATACTGTTGTCATTCTTATACTTCCCTTAATGTAAACGTATCTAAGTTAAATCGCATTGTTCCCGCTGCACCCTCTTCTGAGCATGGGCGGTTCTTCTCAACGCGAATGTGTGTCGTGTTTCGTTCCTCTAAGCTATCTGCTTCTTTCTCTCGTGACAAGTCAATAACGACAGAAGCACGTTGTCCAATCATCTTGCAATACTTAGGGTCGCCATTGTCATTCGTGTGAGCAATAGTTACGATCCCTACGTTAAGCTCTGCTGCCAGTTTAGACAGACGGATGGATAGATCAGCAAGCATTGCCTCTTTACCTTCCTCAGATGACCCTACCACTACGTCTTGGATAGGCTCAAAGAATACGAACTTACAGCCACAGGCTTGACTAAAGTATCTGATCTGGTCGCATAGCTCTTCTGCACCCTGTCCGTCACCCATAAAGAACTGATAGTACAACTCATCCTTCGTTAGCTTCTGGATAGCTGCAATGACCTGAGCGTTGGCTCCCTTCTCCTCAATCAAGTCCCTGCGTGTCAGGTTGTCATTACACTCATAAGACACAAGACCTAGCAGAGAGCGTAACTTAGTCTCCTCTACGTGCATTGCAGCGATTGGTACACCCTGCGAGATCATGTTGTACTCAAGGTATCGCATCACCTCAGTCTTACCAATTCCTGTTGGTGCCTTAATCACTGTGAAGTGACCCTGCATCAGCCCCAGTATCTTATCGTCTAGTGCTTGTATACCCGTTGGTATATACTCATGCTCTGGTGCATCCTGATACAGCGACAGGAAGTCTTCTGTAGTGTTCATCACGTTCTCAGGTGTGTACTTACTTGCTGCCCACCATGCGCTCTTGAACTCTGCACCCTTGCCATTCTTTAGGAAGTCATTGGCATCTTTGTACGGGTGATGATTGACACGGTAGACCTTGTTAGGGAACAACTTAGCAATCTTATCAGCAAGAGCATTGCCAGCATCGTCTGTGTCTACTGACAGAACGATCTTCTGGAAGCTATCTAACCACTCCTTACAGTTCTCCCAGAGCTTCTTAGAGGGCGTAGCAGAGGGTAGAGACACAACAGGGTTAGTGTAGCTGCCCTTGAGTATCTGAGCCACTGAGATAGCGTCTAGTTCACCCTCTGTGATCGTAACCATCTTAGAGCTACCAGCAGTGAACAGGTTCATACCAAAGAGTTCATCACCCTTGAACCCTGACTTAGCGTAGAAGCCTTTCTCCTTAAGGTTACGTACCTTAATTCCCCCGCTGGGGTACACGTACTCTTGACGATCACCGTAGGTCAGAACTCCGTAGTCCTCCATTGTGCGGCTCTGGATGCCTCGCATGGTTTCATACTTTCCATCGCTGGGGGTCTCGATCAGC